CTTCCAGTTTCTCCTGTCCATACCATAAACCCACCGCATATCGACTTTATTCCCAAACACAAAGTCGGCCTACTATATCTAAACGACTCTGATGGTGATACATACATCTATAATGAAAAGTATGACGACTCAACAGGTTCAATGTATAACGACCATAGAGACAGTATATGGTATTATGAGAAGGTTCTAAACAAGACTGTTACGGTGAAAGAACAATCAACACCTGTAGCAAACAAGTTTGTTACCTTCAATGGACACCATTATCATTCGTCATCATCACCAGTTAAGACCAAACGAAGGATAACCGTCAATTATGTGTATAGTTGCTATGACAGATAAGGAGAAGAAAGTGAGAAAGTCGGCAGTGGTCAGACGACCAAAGTTTGCAGACGAAAAGTACCTCGGTTCGGAACCTACCGTGACCGAGAACTCAACACAGTCAGAAATGGCATTAGCATATAACTGGTTTAACTACTTTTATACCAGTGAAGATGCCAAGAACTTCACCATATCCTACCTAAAGTCTATCAAGTATGACAAATCTATTATTGGACGCCTATCGCAAGTTAAGGCAATCGATCTCCACAACGTCGGATGGAACTGCCGACTACTGGCTACCGGTTCAACCTTACCCGATGATGTTTGGGAAAAGATTGAAACAAAGATTGGAGAACTCACGGCGAATGTTGTGGAAGAGGCCGAAGATGAAGCGGAACAACCGGTTCAAAAAATTGTTTCTATCCAAGATCGCATTAACTCGAAAGCATCGGATCTAATCGGTGAACTAGAAGAACAACTAGACGTTTTCTTCCAAGAAGGAGTGGTACAGTTTGACGTTAAGAAGTGGTCCCTTGAGAAGGGAATTAAACCGCAAGTTGCGGCGAGGATTGCAGAACACTTCCGTCCTCAATACGATGAAATCACCGAGGCCCAAGCCGGTACCGACAAAGAGTTGGTGGAAGCGTATAAAGGATGGCGTAAGCCGGTTCTTAAAATTCTAGGTCTATTCATTAAGAAGATAGTAGACCACATGGACGAGGTCGAGGAAGCCGGCAAGGCAATCCGTAAACCTCGTAAGAAGAAAGTCAAGCCGCCTCATGTATTGGTGGCAAAGATGAAATTTAGACCAGACTGGGCCGATTTAAATATCACCAGTATAGAACCGAAAGGAATCATCGGTGCTTCGCAACTTTGGGTGGTTAATGCTAAAACTCGCAATCTTTCTGTGTATAATGCCGTGGATCGTGATGGCCTTTCGGTCAGAGGGTCTACGATTATCGGATTTGATACGACAACTTCGGTTACAAAGAAACTCCGTAAACCAAGAGACATACTACCACAAGTCTTGAACCTCGGTAAGGTGCCACTTCGTAACATTATGAAGGACCTTACTACCGCAGAAACACAGGCCAATGGTCGTATCAATGTTGATACAATCCTTTTGAGAGTGTTGAAATGACACCAACAGAAGCATTTGGATGGACATGCATATATCTCGGCATGGTAGTCGGCGTTATGACATGGATCATCGTAGTTGCCGCCACGTTTTATGATCTAAAGAACAAGGACAAGAAATGACAGACGAGAAAAAGGTCATCGAGTTTCCCAAGAACAAGGTTGTGAGGGAACTACCGGAGGAAATCCATCAGGCACGAGCAAAGAAGGCAGATCAAAAGTTTGCCGACTCGGTCGTGGACGAACTGGCTGGGTTTCTGTTAACAGAACTGGACAACTATGATATTGAGGTAGAGAATAAGGCCTTTGCCAAAGATTTTGTCTTGGTCGTGGATTCTCTCCGTGCTACCATCTATCGTTCACTAGGCCTAGATCATCATCTACATATGTTCATCGATGATAACGTAAAGTTATTGGAAGGAAACATTGAGGGTCTATCCAAGGAACAGATTGCGGATCAGATTGCCAAGATGATTGAGGAAATCGCCAAGGAAAAGGTTGACGCCGAAGAGGAATGATGATACCATAAGTGTATCAAATAAGGAAATACCATGAACTATATGCTGATCGACCTTAATCAGGTCCTAATTTCCAACCTAATGCAACACCTAAAGCATGTGGCCAAGTCCAATGAAATGAATGAGGACCTTATCCGCCATATGTGTATCAATACCATCCGTGCGTCCGTGCGCCAGTTTAAGTCTAAGTATCCTAATGTGGTGCTTTGCTGCGACAATCGCCACTATTGGCGTAAAGACTTCTTCCCATTCTATAAGTCACAACGTAAGTCGGACCGTGAGGCATCCGGATATGATTGGGGTATGATCTTTGATACCTTGAACAAAATCCGTGATGAATTGAAGGCATACTTCCCATATAAGGTTATCGACGTTCATGGTGCAGAGGCAGACGATGTGATCGCTGTCCTTGCGGCCCGTCTGTCTCCACATGGTGATATCCTTATTCTCTCATCTGACAAGGACTTTGGACAGTTACAGAAATATCCTAATGTTGCCCAGTATTCACCTATTCTAAAGCGTTTCATTAAGATTGATGACCCTAAGTCATTCGTCCGTGAACACATCATTCGTGGTGACCGTGGTGACGGCATTCCAAACATTCTATCTGCTGATAATACCTTTGCTGCCGGTGAACGTCAAAAGGTTATCAGTTCCAAGAAACTACAGGAGTGGATGACACAAGATGTGGAGACCTTCTGTAATACGGATGCTTTGCTTCGTGGGTTTAAGCGCAATCAAACTTTGGTTGATTTTGACTATATACCAAACGAGGTTCAATCTCAAATTGCCACGGCGTTTGATGATACCAAACCTGCTACGAAACAGGTGATGTTGAACTACTTTATAGAGAAAGGACTCAAGACGATGATTGAGTCCGTTGGAGATTTTTAATGGCTAAGAAGAATATCTATGAGGTCTTTAACGAGTTTAAGGCCGCCAGCACAAAGAAGGACCGTATTGATGTCCTTCGAAAGAACGAAACATGGGCACTCCGATCTGTATTGGTCGGTGGTATCGATAAGAAGATTGAGTTTGATATAGACAATATACCAGAATACAAGATTGAGGAAGTTCCTCCTGGTATGTCTTACAACCATATCAATAATGCTCTAACTAAAGTTTATTTGTTTATGAAGAACAATCCTCGCACTCCGGCGGGACTGACAGAAGAAAGAAAGAAACAGTTATTGATCCAGTTATTGGAGTCTATGGAACCGCCAGAAGCCGAGGTTTATTGTAACATGATTAAGAAGGATCTAAAGATCCCATATCTAACCGAGGCACTTGTGAATGAAGCATTTGAAGGGCTATTATCAAAACCGTAAGAAACTAAAGCAACTTGAATATAGTAGTGAGGAATATAAACCCACCGTTGAGGCCTGCTGGGAATGGTTCCACATTCTTAATGAGCAAATCTTTGGTGGTCTACTTATACCTGTGAAGAAAATCTTTATATCTAAACATAAGAAGTATGGAGATGTTTATGCGTTATACTATTACAACAACAAGAAACGTGGCAAACCTTCCAAGATAAGTGTGTGTAAGACCTTCGAGAATGAGAAGATGTTTGTTGAGGTATTGGCCCATGAAATGATACATCACTTCCAATACACATATGGCGAACCACTCGGCCACGGTCCTTCGTTTGATGCGTGGCGAGATAATTTTAAACTTAAAGGATTAAAACTCTACAAGGCTGCATGACATGAATAAGATCAAATCCCACAATCCCATCGACCAGATTTATGCCGAACTACAGGAAGAGGATCGCAAGTATGGCGGCAAACGGATAGAGAGACCTCAATCAGAGGTTTCCAAAAAGCGCCCTCTCAAAAATCTTAAAAAGGCATGGATGGAGCACACCGAGGATTTTGACGAAGTGGACGATTTTTACGAACACTAGACGATTGTAAACACTCTACTATTCCGATAGACTATAGGGTATGTAAACGGCCAAGGTCAGGGTGCGACATCCTGTCGCAGTCGTTTACATACCTTTTTTATTGCCTTCTTCCTTTCCTTATGCTAGTATTAGGCATGATAAACAAAAAGCGCAAATCCCGTTCTGATCGTAAACACGTTATCTATTCGCTGTCCGTTAATGGACTCGAATATATCGGCGTGACCTATGTTGAGCGTTCCGCCGTTTCTAAGTCCGTTATTCGTCGTTGGCAAAAGCATGTTCGCCGAGCCCTTACCGAAGGCAAGGACTGGGCCTTATGCAAGGCGATACGGAAATACGGTCCGGAGGCGTTCGAGGTCTGCTATTATGAGGTGGTGCGAGGCAAGGCTGAGGCGCACCTCCGTGAACGGGAATTGATCCGTGAATTGTCCCCTGCTCTTAACACCGATGTGAGGTAATTATGGAAAAGTATAGAACGAAATTCGTCGTCCGTGTTCCTGGTGAAGAAGGTACTTTGGAAATGTATGCTAAAGTGGCCACTTGCCTTCCTTTTCCTAGAACTTCCGAGTTTTTAAGAAAGGCAAAATCTTTCTCGAAAAAGAAAGATTTTAAAGTGGACGTTTATGATGACCAGAATAAACTTCACGGCATTATGAATTACAAATGGAAACTCGGATATGAAAGTCTCGAAAGGATTGCATATTTTAGCAAATGGGATTGAATGTAAACGGTTGACATTCAGAGTGCGACATCCTGTCGCAGTCGTTTACAAACGATTTCTCTTGACTCTTCCGTTCCGTTGTGCTATCCTTAGACATAATAAAGATTAGAAAGGAAAACAAATGTCTAATGCCCGTTTCGTTAAAAAGTCCTTTAACCTGGACCTTGGCACTCTTAATGCCCTCACAAATTATTTTGAGAATGGTGGTACAATTAAAGTGGCCAAACCCGTGAAACGCCCGAAAAAGGGTTATACTGTTTCTAAGGTTAAAATGGTGAAAGGATAAGTCATGGAAGTTTTCGCAGTAATCTTGTCAATCGCTTATGAGGGCGAATGGCTGTTGGGTATATTCTCCAGTTATGTCAAGGCTCGTGAATATCAGATATCTCTGAAAGACAGTGACATTTATATTCGTAAGGTTCAACTGGACGAAATATATCAATTAGGCCAATGTGGAGAGGAAATATAATGTATTTTATGCGACATATATATGCTCTTTCGGTGTTCGAACCTGATGGTTTTGATAACGATTGGATGGTTGCTTACTATTGTGCTAATCACAATAGCGGCAAATATCCGTCCGAGTCCTATTGGATCGTCCCTGGCACTCTTAACCTGGAGGATTAATATGAGAACCGTTTTTTCTGCTGACCTCGGCGGACACGACTGGGGTTATATTGTCTGCTATATCGGTAACGTCAATAAGGATATGACCGCCCAAAATCGTGGCACCTGGTGGATTGTTCCCGGTACTCTTTCTCTGGAGGATTAATATGCAGTATTTCTCTATCGTGACTTTCCCGCCGACCTCAGAGGATAACTCTTTTGTGGTGATTTACTACAATTGTTATTCTCACGATAATCCTTGCGAAACCAGCAGTGAGTCGCTTTGGATTGTCCCTGGCACTTTGGAGGTTTAATGACTGATATCGTTCTCTTTATGGTAGTGTTTGCGCCACCGGTTGCTTTCGCTCTAATCGCTCTCTATAACATGGAGAACTAATATGACGGTGTTTTATTCGATATATGATGAACGTGGTACCCGTGAGTATTGTTTCACACAGTACCTTGGCAATCTGTTACTGGATACTGATATCTCGTATTGGATTGTTCCTGGCACTATAAACGATATGGACGAACTGGAGGATATTTTCATATGATACACCAAATTTGCCTGTCTGGCTCTTTTCGTTTCGTTGCTGATCGTCTGGATCAGTTGTCGGATATTGGTTACTCTATCGTTGGCCTGCATAAGCAGGTCGATGGTAACTGGATATATCTCATGGAGAAGGAGATCGTTCGATGATGGACGAAACTAAAGTCATGCAATATGCCGCACTCGGTATGGTTGCTACGTTTGCCTTTATCGGCACTTTGCTGTGGATCGTTATTGATAGGACGAACTAATGCGTGTATATCTTCTGATATGTGAAGCACACTCTGATGATGATCGGGCTATAGGTGTATATTCATCTATTCAAGCGGCTCGTGATGCCTGGGAGGCCTGGCCGAGTCAACCTTATTATCCGTTCTATCGTATTGAAGGGCGAACGCTGGACGATCCGGCTGTAGAAGGTCCGGCACCTATCAGTGAAGTTGTTGAAGTAGGAGATATATAATGGCTGATGCTCATACCGATGAAACTGTTTATTTGCCTACCATAGAGTTGTTGAATAACACCGAACTGTGGGGTGAAGTCGGTGTGGTAGTGTATAGTAAAGCGTTTGCTGCTAACGGTGTTCAAATCTGGATGGTGCCTGAATGACAAATGCAATCCACTTTGTCGGTTTCAAAAATGACCGTTATCATACGGCGGTTGCTGTGTTTGGTAAACCAGACTTTATCCATAGGTTCTGGGATTATCGTGCCGTGTGTGAGGTGCAGGAAAACGACATTGTGGTATTTGCTGATGGTGATGAAACGCAACCAGTAAATCGTTTT